TCCCTCTTGCTTGATATGCTTACATTCGATGATTCTGTATCCCCTGGAACCGGTGGCTCTACGCTTACTTATGGATATATGAGATTAAAAACACCGTCTACAGTAGCTGTGCGTTCCATCAATACTGAGTACGCACCTAACGAGGCAAAGAGAGAGGAAGCAACCGCAAAGGTGATTATCCTCGGTGGATCCTTTGAGGTAGACCGTGTTATTGCAGAGACCGGAGGCGCTATTGATGAAATCGACTTCCAGATCAAGGAAAAAACCAAAGCAGGAGCAAATTATTTCCATAATCTCGTAATCAATGGAACATCTGCTGCATCTGGTACAGGATATGTTACTGGAACATTTGACGGTCTCAAAAAAATCTTATCCGGTTCTGACACAGAATACACATCTGCGGTTGACATCTCTACCAGTGCATTGATGGATAGCAACTACAATGCTTATCTGGATGAACTAGATGGGTTCATCAGTAAGTTGGCAGAAAAACCGGATATTCTGCTGATGAACAATGAATTACTGACAAAGACAAGGGCAGCAGCAAGACGCGCGGGATTCTATGAAAGAAGCGTGGACGGTTTCGGCAGAACCGTGGAGAAATATAACGGCATTCCTATGATGGATGTTGGACAGTATTATAATGGCACCAAGACTGTTGATGTGATCGAGACAACTACCCCATCTGCTACAGCATACGGTGAAACAGCGATTTATGCGGCAAAACTGGGACTCAATGCATTTCACGGAATTTCTGTTGACGGCAGCAAGATGGTACATACCTATCTTCCTGATCTGAATGCACCTGGTGCAGTAAAGAAGGGTGAAGTTGAAATGCTTGCGGGTGCTGTTTTAAAGAATAGTAAGATGGCAGGTGTTCTTAAGGGAATTAAGGTAAAACCTAAGACAGCAGGCTAAGAGAAAAGAGGAGGGAGCAGTATGTCTTACATAACGTGGGAGCAATACGGCTCCCTTTATAATAGCATCACGGATGAGAAGGAATTTAACCGATTATCCAAACGGGCAGAGATCAAGCTAAATGCAATTACGCATATGCGGGCAAAGAGATTTGAGGAGGCATATGACGAGGATGCTGCCACGGACTTTCAGCAGCAGGTACATGTGCAGATCCAGGATACATTTTGCCAGCTGCTCAATACTATGGCTGTGCAGGATGCCTCCGGAATGGGTACCGGTATAGCATCCGTCAGTAATGACGGGTATTCGGAATCCTATAAGGTCACAACAGAGCAGGAGAAGGAAGAGCAGCTTACCTCTGTGATACGTTCCGGACTATCCGGTACGGGACTGGCAGGTGCGCTATGAGTGTACTTTTTACGGATACCATGACGGTATACAATTTCCACAGAGATCCGGAGACAGACGAGGAATCATGGATCAGATCAGTAGTGAAGGGAGTTCAGTGGCGCCACAACAAAACAGATGTAACATCTTCAGGCGGTGTGCAGACGGAAAGCAAGGTTGAGAGCATCACAGTAGACTTCCAGCGGGGATATGGCAACAAGCCTTACCTGGAACCGCAGAAATTCCGGAAGCTACCGGCAGAAGAGGCAGCAGGGTACTGGACGCTGGATGTACAGACGGATCAGGACAAGTTGGTATTGGGAGAATCGGAAAAAGAAATAGGAGAACACTATCGCCTGACTGACCTGAAAGAGGATTTCCAGTATGCAGTCACCGTCACGGAAGTATCGGATAATCGAGGAAGACCTCGACTGAAGAACATAAAAGTTGTAGGAAGGTAAAGTTGCACCGGTGCAACAGGTGAAATATGGCAAAAACTGGATTTCATTCTCTGAAAGTAACTCGTAATTTCGATCCGGGTGTATGCATAAAGACATTGGGACTGGAAGAAAAAGGTAGGCTGCAACAGATCTGCGCGAATGAAATATTGAAGTTATCAGATCCATATATCCCATTAGCTGATGGTGGACTTAGTTTAAGTGGACACATAGAAAATGATGCAGATGTTGTGTGGAATAAACCGTATGCACATTATATGTGGGAAGGCATCGTCTATGAGGATCCTGATCTGCATTGTGCAGGATTCCAGACGGAGAATGGATGGAGATCCAGAAAAAATGTGCAAAAGATTCCAACAACACGAAGCCTGGAATATGGTAACGGCACGCTGCGAGGAGCTCACTGGGCGGACCGTATGCTGCAGAACGGTGGACTGGAAAAGATAGAGAAGAAACTGCAGGAGGAATTACAGAAATGACGGTATCGCAATCCATTATCAAATGGCTGAAAGAATTCTCTCCGGAGAGTATGAAACATATCGATACGGACCGGATGCGTGGCAATGTCAATTTTGCGTTAGTCAAAGAACCTATGACTAATGTGAGAAAATACATCAGCGGAGACGAAATCCACAAGGACTACTATCAATTCGTGGTGAGATTGGATACTCAGACGGATAAAAGCTGCATCGAAAACGGCAGTTGGATGGAGCAGTTAACGGACTGGATCGAGGATAGGAACCGTAACAGAAACTTTCCGGATATCCAGGGTGGAACCGTCAAGACAGTAGGAGTGTCAAGCCCGTTTTTTATGGGAGAGAATGGGCAGAACGAAGCATTGTATCAAATGACGATTTTTATCGAATATAAGAAAGGAACTCAGGTAAAATGAGAGAAGATTTAAGGCATTACATTGATACCACTATGGGAGCAGAAGAACCGAAGTATGCGTTGCTTGGCAATGGTGTAGAATCCCTCACAGAGGAGATGAACCCGGAGGAGGATACGAAGCACTATATTAATATGGCAAAGGCATCCAATAAGGTAAAGTCCTATCAGAGAGCGTTTAATGTGGACAAGGAAGACTGTGAAGATGATGACGTACAGAAAATGATCGATAAACTGGTGGATGATCTTCCTGTAGGTGCAAAGGCTCACACATCTTTTGTAAGACTGCGTTTGAAAGATGCGGTGCAGGCCGAGGAGGGAACCTATAAAGCAATCAGGGTACCGTGTACAGTATCGGTTACTTCCAATGGTGGAGATGGCGGGGATTATGTCCATAATGTGCTGAGTGTAAAGCAGGCTGGTGATGACATCAAGGGTAAATTTAATATCGAAACCAATACATTCACAGCGGATTCCGCAAAATAATACAGGTGTTAATCAATATTAACATATGTGGTGGGCGCACCTCTCTGTCGTCCATCACATTCAGAGAGGATGGTAATACATGGAAAAAATCAATGCTATTAAGGGTGGCACAGAAGTACAGGTAAATGACAATGGCGATACGATTGTCTGCAATTTTGGAAGTCAGGAATTCTATGCAGATTTCATAGAGCTGATAGATAATCTGGAAAAAGTTAAGAAATATGTAGCTACGGAAGAATTTACGAAAAAACCGGAAATAGAGCAGCTTCGGATCATGATTGGAAAGACTAACGAGATCATGTCTGACATTGACAGAGTGTTCGGAGAAAGGACATGTAAGAAGGTATTTGGGGAGATCACTCCAAGTCCTATTCTGATTACTGATTTCTTTGATCAGATCATCCCGATTGCACAGAGATATGCAAACGGTAGAAATAAGGAACTTTGGGAGAAATACAGCAGAGAAAGAGATGGCGGAAACATAAATCACAATAGGAATCGTCAAAACCGAAGACACCATAAATAGTGGGGGAGTCATATGTTTAATATTATGTTGGATCAGCTTCCGACAGACTGGAAAGGATATCCTATTTCGGCTTCTTTCCGGACGGGAATAAAAATGTCCATGTGCATGTCGGATCCTGATTTATCGGATATGGAGCGATTTTATATTGCATCGTATTTGCTTTTTCCCGAGAAATGCCCGGAACCGCAGGAAGCTGCGAAGGCAATTGAATGGTTTATGACAGAATTTAACCATGACAATTATCAGCAGAAGAAAAACGAAGATATTATCATGGACTGGGATATGGACCAGTGGAGAATATATGCAGCTTTCCGCAACCAGTATCATATAGATCTGCAGAAGGCAGAAATGCACTGGTTCGTTTTTATGGGACTGCTGGGGAACCTCCAGGAGAGCTCCCTGACCCATGTAATGGACATACGACAGAAGAAGATTACCTCAAAAATGTC